TCTATCCAATAATTTCCCACTCTCTCTTACCTCTTGATTGCCTAACAATCCTTGCTATGCGCCCTCGAACTCTTGAAGGACGTAGAGCATTGTCAGGAGCAAACGAAGCCCCTAATGAACAGACAAGAAACAGAGAAGTGATAAGCCCTGAACGATGAGCTATCGAAATAAGATGGTTTGTGTTGTTTGCTTTTAGCTTTATCCTGGACGCTCTTAAATGTGCCTCAACAGTCCTCTTGCTTATCCCTAACTCCTTGCCTATCTCTTTCGATGATAGTCCGTTAGCGGCAAGCTGAGTGACTTCCTTCTCTCTTTCAGTGAGCATTTCATTTCCTTATGCTCCTACAATTGCTAATAAATTAATTGCAAGAGCTATCAATATAAAAGCAATTTCAATAAATCTACATTGTTTGCTAGTTAGCATAGTGACCTCCTTGTCACCATGCTAGATGCATAATTTATCTTTGTATATTAGTGAAATTACCTATTATTTTCAATCCATGTAGCAAGCTTTCTTTCTAATCCCTCATAATCAGTTGTATCAATTTTATGTATATTAACAACAGTTATTTTTGCTATCGCTCTATCTAATGCTGATTTAGCGCAATCAAAACTATCAAAATACATAAAATCAAATTCTTTTGATTCAAGTTTTTCCCATGTTAAAGGCCTTGGCCTAAGGACATAATTATCACTAATAACTTGAAATTTTCCATTTTTGTATTCGACAATTCTTAAATTATTCATACCACCTTACCTGACTTTCTGGAAACTTCATCACGTCAGCACAAAAGTCTGTCATTTTGTCTTGCTGTTTCCATAGTGGAACATCATCAAACCCGACTGTGTTTTGTTTAACAACAGGTGCACCAACCCTTAACGCTCTTTCCGGCAATTCTCCTGCATCAACTCCTTGTTTAATCTTGCATCCTTTGTTTGATGTACTGCAAAAGAATTTGCCATCTCTTGTTGGTTCTACTTCGCACTGAAAACAGAGATATTCCCAATCATACATAGCTACTTATCCTCTTCTGTAAATACCTTCTTTATTCCTTCAATATCATCAAAGTCATATTCTTCTGTTTTTGCTATTGCTTCAAGAATAAGACCGCCTATGTAAATTACTCCACCTACTACAGCAATCAAAACCAAAAGAATGAACATAAATACTTGGATATCCATTTTATTCTCCTATTTCAAATACTTACCAGCAAGTTTAGATTCAAATCGATTAGCCGCTTCTTCTGCGAATTTAACAAGTTCTGATTTGTCATTGTCAAGATTATCCACTTCTTCATCTGTCAAATGAAGCCTACCACCGAACCAGCCTAGACCATCATAGATTTTACCAACTTCGATACATAACCCTAGCTTAGTCATGAATACAGATGCCTTAGCACCATATCCGGCCATTGATTCGATATACTCTAAGTCACTTGTTTTGATAGCCATGTCTATTCCTTTTCTAAATACAATTAAAGGTTACAACATTTATCTAATCTAATTTCACGTACCGAATAATCACCAGTATTTTCATGCCACTCGCCATGATGAACCCAGAATCCTCCATTTGTCACAGTTAGGCGTACGCCGTATTTCCGGCATATATTTTCAATTTCTTCTGATGCCGTTTCAAGTAGTTCAATTCTCTCTTTATCTGATAGCATAATAACTCCATTCAGTTAACTACATACAAATACTATACACACTAACATAAGATATCAAGCACTTTTAGAAAAAAATGCGCCTACTAGAGGCGCAAAATGGCGGTGTTATCTATACATCAAAAGGGAATATCATCATCGAAATCATCAAATCCTTGATTTGGTTGTGCAGGTTGATTCTGTGATTGCTGTTTATCCTGTTTTTCAAATAAACTAACCATTACCCTATCTTTTCCTTCTTGCTTATAGGCCGCAAGATTTACTCCAGGGTCAAGTAATGCAAAGAACCCGTTATCCGATTGCATTACAGCGCCAATATTAACCCATCGTTTTTTGGTTTCTCCTTGACCGTTTGTGTATTCACCAGCATTGATTACCATATCATATTTTTTAGTAGCCATATTTACTCCATAAAATTCTCAACTTCTTCACGTAATACAAGCACATTTTGCGGAGCCTCAAATCCCAATGTTGCTTGTCCCCTGTTAAATCCTACATACCGCATTTCTGTTCCGTTTGAGAAATAGTATGGTTTGCCGTTCAATAGCATTGACCATAGCCGCATACGTCCATTGTCGTTAATGATCAACAGTGCATCTCCTTCACTGATTCCACAGAATCTAACCCCTGAGGAATCTCCAATAAGGTTTTTTTCATCAATCTTCCTTTCTCGGAATAGCATTATTTGCCCTCTATTTCATCAGTTCTTTCATTGCGGCCCTTTGCTGAGAATTGAACATTTCCCACAAAATAGCCTTTTCATCTGCTCCAAATTCTAACCAGATTTCTTTTAATCCCAAATCATCGCCATTCTCAAGGCATGATAAAGTTTGCTCAAATACCGATTTTTTTAGTTTAGCGTCAATCTTTATTGTTGGGTTATCATCATGCTGATTTGTTGCATCAGCGTCCTTTGTGTCATCGATTGCAAATAGACCATTCAAAGCATACTTTCGTGCATAGGATGATGCGCTACCAGTTATCTGAGAATCATCCATTCCCTTGCGTGTTTCTGATTCCCTGGCAAACCCATTGGTTTCTACCCTTTCAGAATCGCTCACAAGCGCAGCAGTGGCCTTTACGTATACGCGCCCACCTACCTCAACGATATCATCTGAAATCACAACAGCGCATTTATGCTTGGCTGCAATAGGCTTTACCGCCTCGATGATATCCTCACATGAGCGGTACTTATAGTTACCGAACTTGTTGAATTGCCCTTTCGGTGCTTTAAGTTCTTTTTGAATCTCCATCAGTGTGATACTAATTGACATAGCTCATTCCTCATTTGCTCAAGTTCATATTGTAATTGATAACCTGCATCATATGCCTCACTATTTCCTCCTTGATGCGGATTTCCTTCTTTGCAATCTTTTTGTCCTTGTAAGAAATCATCTCAAAATCAGACATATTCTTTCACCATTCTATCAGATGTAATATTCTCTGCTTCTTGCTCAAGTTCTTTGTTAATCAGTCCTGCAAATATTTGACCAAGCGTAGCATAATCTACTGCCGAACCAGTCTTGTCGGTGTATGCAGCATGAAGAGCCTTTAATAGCGCGTCATTGCAATGGCTTGTTTCTTGGAAGAATAGGCGGAAATCGCCTAGAGAGTTTTTCAGAGAATTCAGTTCGTACTGACGAATCTCTTTTCTTTTCTGTGAAACTTCATATGCTGTCATGTGCATTTCAGATTCCTTTATTGATATTCAACAGTGATAATTGTACACCATTTATATATGGTGTCAATACTTAAATAACCCAATGCAATTAACTATAATTGTGATTGTTTCATATCCGCCGCAGTAGAGAATGATTTAACTAATTAATCATCCATCCAATATAATGCGTCACATTTACCGCTAAACACTTTCCAAGCTAGGATAAATCTCGACTTTAAAGAATACATGCCTTCCGGTCTTGCTGGAATCCAATATTCGTTACCTTCTTGGTCAACGCATTTCTTATCTACATTCCAGTTCTTGATTTGATCTGCACTGTAAAGCATAGGGTTTTTCATAAATCCGCCTTTTTATATTCTTTAGGAAGTGTTATTCCAAGATTAAATTGCCTACTATTTTCTTTAACAACAGTATACTCCCCATCTAAACAATTTCGCCATACATCGCATTTATCGCCATTTTTATCCAAGTAGATACCAAGATAAATATTAAACAGGACGGACTCCTACGCAGTGAGGTAAAGAAAGAGGATTTAGGTGTTTCAGTGATTTACTGCCAAGTTGTGCCTCAGCAAATTGAGAAATTGTTTCATAAGCTGATTCAACAGTTTCCCCAGCGTTCCACATCATAAAAAGCCTGGAGGTCTGAGATTCAATCCAATCTTTATCGTAAATTCCATTTAAAGCAAGGTGTGAAGATATCTGTGATACAAAATTAACAAAGTTGATTGTATGCACTTCTCTATCCCTTCTGTTTCGTTTCAGTATGTAAATAGTATACACCAGTTAAGATAGAATGTAAGCACTATTTACCAAATAAAGAATATTGGTCTTCACTCCACTGTTCTTTTCTCTTTTCCATAAGAGCTAGATATTTCCTATACGCGTCTGATTTTTGTTGTGAGAACCCAAGACCCTTGCACCACCAGTCATTACGAAGCAGTGATTTGCAAACTCTCCTCCACGATGGAGCTTTTCTAGCCTGCTCCATTGCATAATCTGCCTCGTCTGGGATTCCGTCAGGATATCCGCGCTCCATCCACCATCTTTCAAATAAAGCAATTTTGTTTTCATAGTGCTTTCCTGTTGCCTCCGGCATTGATTTTACCAACAACTCTGCGAAGCTTCTCCATGTATGGCCTTCTGGCTTTGTAACTCCGCGATATCCATTAATATTACCCCATTCCTGGATATATAGAGAGCCTCCATTGGCGCCGTTAACCCTTGCGACAACCTTTGACCAAGTTTCAGGCTCAATAAGATGAAACAACCAAAGCCCGCGCCTCTGGTCGTCGCCATACGGCTGACAGATTCGCATATGCCCCATTGGCACGCCTGCTTGATGCATCATGTCATACAGTTTGTTATACGGCTTATCAGGGTTCCTGTAGTGATAAACCCAAATATCTGTAGAGTGCCAGTCGTATATTGGGTAAACATTGTAAACGTCATCAATTACGCGAGATGTCCAGCGATGGCCATCGAATGTTTCTTTCTTAGATTGTACGATAGTCCTATATCGATTAAGACTCTCATCTGTTCTGATTCCAACCATGCACGCGCATGTCTTTCCTTGTGCATACCATTGGCCAAATAATGGTACAAATTCCTCAAATTCCATTCCGTCATGGAAAAACGGGAAGTATTTTTCATCAGTTATAGCTATCTCAGGATACTGCCTTACCCATGCGTCTTTTGCCTCCTTATCCCAGCATTTCCAGAACGGCTGATATACACTTACAGCATTTCTTAAATGAATTGGAAGGCATACCCAATAAGGCTCGATAACATCTGAATACATATCGAAGCATTTCTGCATGTGCTCCATAGTCAGTTTGTACTGCGCCTCAAGGTCGATAGCTAAGACGCCAAACTTAACTCCACGCTTACGAGCCTCATCCGCAGCAAGGTGTAGCATAATTGTGCTATCTTTTCCTGCACTAAAACTTAGGTATACGCGTTCGAAATTATCAAATGTATATTTGATGCGTTCTACCGCTGCTTCATATACGTTTTTGTCAATATGTAATTTTGTTTTAATCATTAAAAAGCTCCATTTGCATATTCTTGTTTAAATACATAGATTCCCACATATCAATTGCTTTCTGTGCTGCTGTGTTAGCTTTATCTCTTACTTCCTCTTCCAAACAGTACCACGCTGCTCTAGTGCATGAATCAGGTGCGCCAATAGCTATACATACAGCTGCTTGACCAATCCATGCAATTCTATTTGATGCTACAGATGTTAAATTATGTTCGCAAGAATATTTCCATTCATGAACAACTCTAAACATAGCATCTGAGAACAAATTAAGGTCATTCATGAATGCTATAGCTGCAGACTCAAGTCTTCTCATCTCTTTGCCACATACAGAGCGCCACATTCCATGCTTAGTTTCTTCAAGCAATGAATAATGATGGTAAATTCTATTCATTTTCCTCAAACTCAGGAAGCTCATCCTCAGAATACTCCCAGGCAACCCATGCCTGAGTGAAGTCTTTATCTGAGAACATTTCAGCCAATCCTGTTATTTGAGCCAAGCGAAGAACTTCATCAGGGTCCATTCCAAGCTCTTTCCCTATTTTCTTATCACTCCAATTCCTTCTCTTAAGGTCTAACACAATATCTGACATTGATTCTACTTTGTGCTTACCTCTGGCACGGTTATGCCGAATTGTAGCAGCAATGCGGTCGCCCTTATCTTTTCTATCGTCCCTGATTTTAACAACAGGAAGAAACCCGTGAACGCGCTCTGTTACATCCGAGCATTCTTTGCCTACGCGATTTCTATGGAATCCATCAACAACCGTAAAAGCAGCGCCATCCTCCATTGTAACTATTGGCTGAGTATATCCGTCTTTCATGATTGAGTGGCGAAGCAACTCCATTTCAGGAGGTGCTACACTATTCGGGTTATAGTCATTAGCTTGTACTGAGTCAGACTTAACCCATGTTACAAGGTCAACCGGCTCATCTTTGAATGGCGATGAATTATGAATAGCTTCGCGCGCATAATTGATAGCTTCTACTTTATCATCTATATCCAATAATCCAAACTCAGATATCAAATGGTTTACCAATTCAGCTATTTTCTCATTGTCCATTATAGGCTCCTTTTGAAGTAATTGATTTAGTGTAGTAATATACACCAACAAAACACCAAGTCAACAACTTTTCCCGGTTGATTCTAATTTTTTTCTTATCTATACTAGGCTTGTCTGGTGGATAGCGTAGCGGCAAACATCAGGAGACGCGGCACAACGTAATGACCTCATAGGTCTGTCAACTTCGGGTAGATATTGTGCCATACCCGTCCGCTATAGTTGACAGAACCTATGGGGTTTTTTAATGGTAAAGCTATGAACATAGAAAAGCTAAAGAAGCATCAGGACCAAATACCTTACTTTATGGTAAGCCGTGAAGTTGTCCAGAATCTGAGCCTGGATGCGCTTGCTGTATGGACTTATTTTCAAAGCCTTCCAGATGATTGGAATATCAAGGAAAAGCATATAAGAGAGCATTTCAAGCTAAGCAGAGAAAGATGGCTCAAGGCAATGAAGGAGCTGAAGGATTCCAATCTCTACAGAGTAGAGCGCAAGAAGAATGATGATAATGAGTTCATAGGTGCGATTTACCATATATACGCATTCCCACAAGTATGGGATTCCACACTTATGGAAAACCATACCGATATTAAAGAAGAAGATAATAATACAGAGAAAGATATATCTACAGAGAAAGAGAGCGGCGACAAGTCGCCTCCTGTTCATAAATGGACAGATGATGATAAAGAGCTTGCAAAGCAAATCCTAGAAATAATCAGGTTTGACGCTCCATCAGCAACAATGGGGAAAAGCTGGCCTGAAGATATCAGAAAGTTAAGAGCCATTGACAAACATACACACCATGAAATAGCCTTAATGTTCCAGTTTGCCAATAAGCATCCGTTCTGGAAGTCTAATGTTCTTTCACCGGCTACACTCAGGAAGCAATGGGTAAGACTAGAGGCGGAGAAAGCAAAGTACAAAGACAAGCAGATGCCAGGAGAGTCACCAAATGAGGCAAGGGAGAGGATTAGGGCAAACGGATTGCAGGTGGTGAAACCGAAATATCTGAATGACGTAGGATTCTAGGAGGAATTATGAGCAAGTGGATTAGCGTTAAAGAAAGGATTCCTGAGCAGTTAAAGCCCATTCTTGTGGTAGTAAACGGAGTGGTTCAGAATGTAACTTATGAATATGATTCCGACTCATACGTTGATGGGTATGCACTTTATCAAATCCATTTTTTTGATGAGGAAGGTGAATTTTATATTCCGGCTGAAAAGGTAACACACTGGATGCCGCTTCCAGAACCGCCGGAGGCATTATGAGCAAACTGGCCGATAGATTTTGGGACCGCATGGAGGAAATGTATGGAGCTGAATGGACAAACAAGCATGGCATGGAGCCGAAAGAGCTATGGATTGAAATGCTTGAATCTGTAGACCCGCAAGCAATAAAACACGCCATCAAGGAGTGTTTACAATCAAACCATCGCGCACCAACAATGCCGGAGGTCGCTGCATATCTTAAAGCATTTAACCGTGTACTACAGAATCAAGAACAGTTCAAAGCATTGCCTAGAAACGAAATGACAGAAGAAGAAAAAGAGACAGCAAGGAAAGTAATAAGGAAAGCCGCCCCAGGAGACATAGTAGGAAACAGAAGAACGCCAGTATTGCCAAATGAAAGCTATTTTGAATTTCTTGAAAAACTTTCAATAGCTATGAATAGAGGAATAACAGAGAAAGAATTCATCAAGGAGAGATATGAAGCTAATGGATGGACCGAGAAAGATGAAGAGGTATACCAGTACAGGCTAGCAAGTTGCGGTCTTGCTACTAAATTGAAACCTAGATTCGATTTGCTGGGGTAAGTATGAAAAAAGAAACTAACTATTCACAATTGAAGCAAAAAAATAATGAATCAAAACCTGTTTATATCTCTAGTGAATCACTAGGAATTATCCTTGATGGAATAGTACAGATAAGAAAAATTGATTCTACATACAAAGATTTAATGAAATGATGTGTTGACTTATGGTGTAGTGTGTATATAATGGACCCATACCCCAACGAAAAAAAGTAGGCTGGAAAGAGGTGAATAAATAATGCGACCGAAAATTGTGCAACTAGAATTGAATGATTTGCCTGATTCACATACTGCAACAGAAAAATATATTGCAGATTTAGAAGAAATAGTTAATGCGGTGCTAATATTGGTATCGATTTGGGTTATGGAAAATATCAAATGCTTCCAACAGATCACAATGTTGGAAAAGCAAGAAAACTTGTAGATAGTTTCATTTATGAAAATACCTAAATATAGAGTTAAAACAATATATCACGGCCCTTACGTTTGGTATGTTCCACAGGTTCGCAGGTGGTTCGGATGGATGAGCTTAACAGATAAAGGCGAGAGAATAGAAGAACAAAGATATTTGTCAATTGAAAAATGCAGGCAGATAATAGATAAACATGCATCAATGTTGGTTAGATTGTATGATTATGACAAATATTTTATGAGTATAGAGCCATGCATAACATGGACTAATGGAGAGAAAGAGTAGATTATTGTTTTATAGATTACAAAAAGGAAATAACATGAAACCAGACTGGAAAGACGCGCCTGAATGGGCTAATTGGTTTGCTGTTGATGAGGATGGCGCTTGCTATTGGTATGGTGATGAGCCATTCATGTCAGGCGGTGTGTGGTGGGCTAGAGGAAAGGTGATGATGTGTGATATT